GTACTGAGATGAAAAAGTTTTATTCAAAGTACGTTTCCGTAAGGGTTGAAAAAAAGAAAGGTTAATTATGGCAACCAAAGCACACATGTCTGTAAGGAATATTGTGATACCAAAAGGTATTTCTTTAAGTCAGGCATTAAAACAAATTAGTAAGAAACTAGAAGTTTGTCCAAAGTGTCAAGGAAAAGAATACATCATGGACGAAAGCAAAGTTGAAATATTTGGTTCCGTTAGTACTATAAAAGTTGAAGGAAATGAATTATTAGAAAAACTTCGTGAAGAAGGAAACCTTACAAGTAGCAAGGTAAATAAAATTTTAGAAACTGAATATTATGGAAGAAAACAATGTGATAAGTGCAACGGATTAGGGCTTATCAAAAAATCAAGGAAGAAGGATGGAAATGAAGAAATCAAATTCGACCCTTTTTAATACTTTAAAAAAAGCAATTTACAGACATACTTTATTTTGGCTAATGGATACCAAGTTCTGGTTGAATATCCTAAAATACACCGCTCCGTTTATTCGTATGACACCATACTATCCAAAATTTAAAAACCTAGCTTTCCAGAAATTATATAATCTTCTTCAACCTGGCGATTTCATTTTTCAAGTAGATGCTCAAAAACTAACGGCCAAAGTGATAGGCGGTGAGTGGGCGCATGTTGCGTATTGTGTTGGAAAAGGTGAAGGGATAGTTGAAGTTGTAGAAATGACACATGAAAATTTTCATCAAACTGATTTCTTTGACGTATGCAAATCATCAACAAGAATTGCTATTGGAAGGGTTAACGATCCACGCTGGACAACTGATTATAGTAAACGTTTTATTAATAATTTGTGGAATGAACAGGATTCAGTTTATAATTTCTCTTTTAGGGCCAAGGAAAAAATAGACCCAAGAAGAACACAACCTGTTGATAAAAAGGGAAGAAAAGTTTATAAATTCAACTACTGTTCCCAGCTAGGTACAACGGCCGATTCTCTAAATATCATTGACTGTAACTGGGAAGATTTAGCGGGGCTTGGAGTGCCCTACATTTCACCTACCGGATTATACAAAGCTAGTAACATGGCAATTATTGCTGATTCTGAAACTATTTAAGGAAAAAAAACTTGTATTTAACACTAAATAAGAAAGTAATAGAGGTAATGAAAGAGGCTGGTTTAATAAGAACATCAGAAGATGGAAGGATGTTTTCACTATCGGCCTACACATGTGGTGCTGAAATAATTATGGATAGACCATTAAAAACATTTAAGGAAGAAAACAGTGACTACAAAATCAGGGAAGAAAAAAACCAAGACTAAAAAGAAAAGGTCCAAAAGAGGTTTAACAGCGACCGAACAACGGTCAATGGAACAAAGCATACGTAACCTAATAGGTCGCGGTAAAAGTGATATTCAAATAATTGAAGAACTTGGCGTAAGACCAAATGTCTTAAAGGAATATAAGCTTAGAATTTTTGATATTGACCAGCAAGAATTTCAAAGTTTAAATGCGGTGAAGGTTTACACCAACTTCGTTGAAAAATCCCGACAAAACATAGCTGACCTGGAAGAGATGCAACAGCGTTTCAAATGGAAGCATCAATATACTGCACTAGTGGCATGTATCAAGATGAAGCATGAAATTAATAAAGACGTTCTTAAGACTGGCCAGCAAATGGGATTTATTGAAAACAAAGGTAATGAAGCTGTTGTAGAGGCTGAAATGTCCTTCTCTACAATGACAACTGATGATGTTAAACAAGAAGTTAAAGATGAGGTAGCAAGACTTAACGAACTAGCTCAAGGGAAAAATATTATTGAAATGCGACCCGAACTTTTAGCAACACTGGAAGAAGATGAAAAAAGAATCAGAAAGTTCATTCCCAGTGAAGCAATCAAAGAACATGAACCGGAAAAAAGAACACAGAAAAAAGTCAAAATGAAAATCAAATTAAAAAAGAGATTATAATATAATGGGAAACTTGGTTACCGATCCAAGACATTTATCAGCTGTTCGTGAAAGGCAAAGAGCTATTGATGAGCACAAGAAAGCAAAGCTTGTATCTAAGCAATGGTTGAAAGACCAGATTCTGAATCATGACAGAATTGATTTGCTGATGACAGAAGTTCTTGACTACGACAAGCTTCAAGATTTTCACATGCTAATGTGGTATCACCAAACAGGTTCCTATGTTGATGTGGAAGGACAGTTTTGGCATTTGGCACTGGCCCCAAGAGGTGGAGGGAAATCTACCATCCTTACAATTTCAAATTGTATACTAGATGTTTTAAAAGACCCTAATACCAGAATTCTTATTGCCAGTAAAACTGACACTAACGCTATTGGCTTCCTTCGTGAAATAAAACAAAAATTAGAATCTCCAAAAGTAGTAGAAATTTTTGGAAAACAGAAAGGTAATCTTTGGAATGACGGTGAAATAAACGTAGCAAGAAGAACATCAACAGCTAAAGAACCTAATATCTCAACAGTTGGTTACACTGGTGCATTGGCATCAAGACACTTTGACAAAATTTATGCTGATGACTTGGTGGATGAGGAAAACAGTAAAACAGAATCACAACGTGATAAGCTTAAAACATGGCTTTATAAAATACTTCATCCAACACTAGTTCCTAATGGCCGGATAAATGTTATTGGTACTCGATATCATCCGCAAGATATCTACGGCATACTTATTGACTCGGTTTTTACAGTAAAAAATAAAAAGGGTAAGGTTAAAAAGAAACTATACATAAACATTCCTTCATTGATCAAAAAGAAGAAGTATAAGAAATCATGGCCGCAACATAAAAAATACGTTTCATTTTGGCCCGAAGAATTTAGTGTCAAATTCCTTTTGAGACTTAAAAAGCAGCAGGGTACAATAATATTTAATTCTCAGATGCAGAACGATGTTGAAGCGATGAAAGGAAAAATCTTCAACGTTGATTGGTTCCAGTGGTACACACTTGACGAAATGCCTGATCGAAAACAGCTGAAAATATTTCAGGGTGTGGATTTGGCCATTAAACAACAAGAAAATGCTGACAAATTTGCTCATTGCACAATTGGCGTTGATATTAAAACCAGGAATATTTATGTGCTAGACTATTACAATAGGGTTACGCATTATACGAAGCAAAAATCTGTAATTGGTCAAATGTTCAGAAAATATGATCCTATTCGCGTGGCCGTTGAAGCAAATGGCTATCAGAGGGCATTATTACAGGATATGAGAACGGATGCGAAGTTATCCAACGTTAGGGCAATACCCATATTTACGGACACTGACAAGACTATGAGGGCCTGGAAACTATCGGCCTATTTTGAACGTGGCCAAGTGTTTCTAAAAGAGGGTATGCAAGGTATGCAAGAACACCTCTTAGGGATTCCAGACGGTAGATACAAAGATTTATTTGATGCGCTTGATATTGCAATTAATACAGCGTTTAATAGTAAGAAAAGAAACAGAGACAGGGAACCAGGCGTTTTATAAGGACATAATATGGCAAAGAAAAATTTGATAAAAAGATTTGGTGGAAGTGGACCAGTAAAACAAGTCAAGCGAATAGCTGTTGAAGATGTCAACGGTAATAAAAGTATACTTAAAGCAACGGTTATAGGGGTTAGCACTAAAGCAATAAAAAAAGAAAGATCAAGTGCTATTATTGATGACGAAATTAATGAATTGGGATTCGCTAGCAAAGTTATTCGCCCACCACTTTCACAACATGAATTATCGGTGCTATCAGAATTCTCCAGTTCATTGGGCAACAACTTAGATGCAATGAGTATTGGCGTTGAAGGTTTTGGCCAAAAAATTGTTGAAAATGAAGAATTAAATTCAGGGCATAAAGCGATGTATGGGGCCGAAATAGCTGCTGAAAAAAGATGGTTGAACACTCACCTTTTAAAACATCCTAATCCGTATCAAAGTTTTAAGAAATTAAGAGAACAATTGGAGAAAGATAAACAATCAACGGGTAATGCTTGGTTGGAACTTGTACCTGGATTAGTGAAGGATAGGTATTCATGCTACAACAGAATAGAACCTTCAAACATGTTTATCTGCAAGGCCGATACTAAATTTACTAGAATTTCTCAGAAATACATAAATGGAAATTTTCAATTAAAAGAAAAAACGTTCTTAGTTAAGTTGAGGAAGTTTGTTCAAATCGTTGGGAATAAAAAAGTGTTCTTTAAGGAATTTCGTGATCCTAGAAGCATACATGCTAAGACTGGTGAAGTTTTACGCATCAGAAATATTGATGGAAAACCAACGCCTGTAGATTCCCAGGGAATGATTGTTAAGAGGGATATGTTAGCACGTGAAATTTATCATTTTAAAATACCCACAACGAGAAGAACGCCGTATGGTATGCCATCATTTACTGGAAACATAATCGCGATCAAAGGTTCCAGGTCCGGTGAAGAATCAAATATCTTAACTCTGCAAAATAACAACGTACCATCCATGGCCGTAATGGTTTCAGGCGGTATGCTAACTGATGGTTCAATTGAAAGGCTTCAAGAATTTGTTGATACTTCCATTAAAGGTGATTTGAATTATTCTAAATTTCTTATCCTAGAAGGTGAATCAAACCATGATTCACTGAGTGGTTCATCTTCAATGAAAATTGAAATTAAACCTCTAACAAATGAGCAACACACTGATGCTCTTTGGGATAAGTATGATGACAAGAATAACGCTAAAATTCGTAGGAGTTTTAGGCAACCTCAAGTCATGGTCGGTGAAACAGAGGATATAAGCCGTGACGTTGCTGAAACTTCTGAAAAAATGGCCGAAAAATATGTCTACAATCCTGAAAGGGAAAGCGTTGATGAAGAGTGGAACAAGATTATTATCCAGCAAGGTGTTAGGTTTCATGAAATTAAAGGTCAATCACCTAATGTAACTAACGATCAAGACTTAATTAAAATTCTAGGTAGCGCAGAAAAGACAGGTGGTGTAACACCCAGAATTGCACATATGATTCTGGAAGATGTGCTTAATAGGAAACTTCCACCAATAATTGAAGACGATCCAGATTTTAATCCAGACTTACCCTTTAGTATATCTGTGGGAAAATTAGCTAGGGGTATGGCACGAAGTAATACAGCTGGAACACTAGCTCCGAGAGGCCAAGAAGAGGGTGATCGTGGTGAAGATAACAATCAGGAAGAAGGTGAAGATGATGAAGAGGAAAAAACTGTAATTAATGATCTTCATGAATCATTGGACCCTAACAAATCACTAGCTGATTACATGGAGCAGATTCTTGATGTAGAGGCATTTGGAGAATTAAGAAACGATTACTTCAAAAACGAACACAAGCATTAAAACTGGAAATTTTTAGTATGAAAATGATAGAAGAATTTAAGATACTTCCATTTGAGGCAAAGGAAATTGTTTTTAGGAAACTTGCTAATGAAGTTATTAAGGCCGAAAAAGATAATGATGGAAAAAAAATAAATGTAATAGAGAAATCATTAACTAGAATATTAACAGATAACTGGAATAAGA